AGCTTTCATTCCAGGTGCATCTAATGATGTTATTACTATGAATTGTTCTACAAAAGGTGGAATCGTTGGTAGCGTAGTATCTTTCACAGCGATTGATACTGCTACATACTTAGTCCACAGTTCTTTACTGCTTGGATCAGGTACAATAGTAACACCATACGCGGATAGTTAATAAATAATTAGTGTGGGGCTTCGGCCCCACATATTAATTTTAAGGAGAAACAAATTATGGCAACATCAGACCAACAGTTTTCTACAAGAACTTCTGACGGTAGATTTGGTAGAGCAACAGACGCTTCAGGTTCTTTTATTGGACCAGCTAGAATAACTTATATTCAAGTTGAAGGCGTCGCTAACAGCAATATCAAACTATATGATGGAACAGATAATTCAGGTGCTTTAGTATTCGAAGGTAATTGCGGAACTGAAGGATTAGATATTTATGTTCCGGGAAGCGGTATCAGATGTAGAACTGGAATATATTTAGATTTAACTAACACTACTTCAGTTACTATCGGCTACACTGGCTAGGAGTTTAAATGGCTAATACTACTTCGGGAACTACAACGTTCGACAAAACTTTTTCTATTGATGAAATCATAGAAGAAGCATACGAGCGTATCGGATTAAATTCTGTAGCTGGTTATCAAATGAAATCAGCTAGAAGGTCCCTTAATATTTTATTTCAAGAATGGGGTAATAGAGGTATTCACTATTGGGAAATAGGAGAATTAAATCTTGATTTAATTCAAGGACAAGCTGAATATAAATTTTATAGATCAAGTGGTGATGGAACTAGTGCTACATCAACACCTGCAGATGTTTATGGAATATCCGATGTTCTTGAAGCACAATTAAGATCTAATAGAACACAAACTACTCAATCAGATAGTCCAATGACAAAAGTAGATAGATCTACTTATGCAGGTTTTTCAAATAAACTTTCACAAGGAACACCAAATCAATATTGGGTTCAAAGATTTATTGATCATACTAGTATTAGTGTTTACCCTACACCTGATTCAACTAATGCATCTAAAGATATGCATTTTTATTATATAAAAAGAATTCAAGATGTTGGAGATTATACAAATGCAACAGACATACCTTTTAGATTTGTACCTTGTATGACTTCAGGATTAGCTTTTTATTTAGCACAAAAATATCAACCACCATTAGTACAACAAATGAAATTGTATTATGAAGATGAATTAGCTAGAGCATTAGCAGAAGATGGTTCAGCTTCAAGTACATACATAACACCTAAAGCTTATTACCCAGGAACTTAATGTCTAAATACGCAACAGGAAAACATGCAATAGCTATTTCAGATAGATCAGGATTGCAATTTCCATATAGAGAAATGGTTAGAGAATGGAATGGTGCGTTTGTTCATGTTTCTGAATTTGAACCAAAGCAACCACAATTAGAACCAAAAGGTATTGGTGGAGATGGAGTTGCATTAAATCATGTAAGACCAGGTAGAACAGAACCTGATACAACTGTAAGAATACCTGATAATGGGTTTGAAACTTATGCTGCAAGTTCGGGTGTTATAAATGTTTTTTCACCTGGACATGGGTTAACAGATTCAACAACATATAGATTTAGAGGACCTCCAACTACTTCTGCAGGAACAGGAAGTTTTGTTTATGCTGATCCACAAAGTTTTGATGGTATAACAGGATCTAATATTGCAAAATCTGCAGGATATACAATAAGAACTGGAAAATATAAAAATGATGCAAGAGATGCTTCTAATGACTATTTAACAAATAATTTTTTCTTTTTTACAGTTGACACAAATACTGCTACAACAGGTAGTATAAAAGGAGGAGGCTACGGTTGTTCCGTTGGGCCTGTAACAATAGAAGCATGATAAATTATATTTGGAATTGGATAAAAAATATTTTTAAACCTGAAAAACAAGATCCTCATCTTACTTTGTATGAAGAAGTAAAAGGTTTTTGTGATGAACATAATAAATACAAACATCGTTGTCCTAAATGTAGAGAGTTAGCAGGAGCAGAATAATGGCAGGATTAAGTTACTCAGATTTAGTTACACAAATTAGAAACTATACAGAAACAGATTCTAACGTTTTAACTGAAGCTATTTTAGAAAATATAATTTTAAATGCTCAATACAGAATAATGAGAGATGTTCCAATTGATGCAGATAGACTACAACAATCAGGAAATTTAGTAACAGGTCAAGAAACAATTAATGCTCCAGCAGGAGCTTTGTTTATAAGAGGTATTCAAGTCTATGATTCAACATCTGCAATAACAGGACCTAACATTTGGTTAGAAAAAAAAGATATAACATATCTTCAAGAATATGTATCTTCTACTGCATCAGGTAAAAGAGGACAACCTAAGTATTATGCTATGTTTGGTGGCGGAACAGGTAATACAGATACTACATCTGGAAGAATGATGATGGCTCCGGTCCCTGATACAACTTACAAATTTAGAGTACACTATAACAAAATGCCAGCTACTTTAGCTTCAGATAATACAACTAACTATATTAGTCTAAATTTTCCAAATGGACTTTTATATTGCTGTCTATCAGAAACATATGGATTTTTAAAAGGTCCAATAGATATGTTGACATTATATGAAAATAAATATAAACAAGAGATACAAAAGTTTGCTAACGAGCAAGTTGGTAGAAGACGAAGAGATGACTATACTGATGGCGCTGTTCGTATACCGGTAAATTCAGCAAACCCATAGGAGAAAAAAATTATGGCAATAACATCGGCAATTTGTACAAGTTTTAAAGTAGAACTTTTAAAAGGAGTTCATAATTTTACAGCTACAACTGGAAACACTTTCAAAATAGCTTTATACACAAGTTCAGCTTCTTTAGGAGCTGCGACTACAGCTTATTCAGCAACAAACGAAATTACTAATTCATCTGGAACTGCATACACAGCAGGTGGAGCAACTCTAACAAGTGTTACGCCGGTCGCTTCTAGCACAACAGCAATATGTGATTTTTCAGATGTAAGTTATACTTCTGCTTCATTCACTGCAAACGGTGCAGTAATTTATAATGATTCAGCAAGTGGTGATCCGTCTTGTGCAGTCATAGCATTTGGTTCTGACAAAACTGTAACTAGCGGAACCTTTACAATTCAATTTCCTACAGCGGACGCAACAGACGCGATAATTCGTATAGCGTAAGGAGGAAGTCCTTATGGCTACATCAATTTGGGGCGGCGATGATCCCTCGGTAGCATGGAACGAAAACTCATGGCAATCTAATTTAGCAACAGTTTCATTAACAGGTGTTTCAGCAACAACTTCAGTTGGAGAAGTAAAATCTTTTCCTGAAGCAGGATGGGGTTCTGACGGTTGGAGTGAAGATGGTTGGAGTGGAACTTTTATAGTAAACTTAACAAGTGCAGGTGTTGCAACAACATCTGTTGGTTCTGTATCAGTGTCTGCAGAAATAGGTTCTGGTTGGGGCAGAGGTGAATGGAACAACAACGAAGGTTGGGGTATCCAAGGAACAGTATTACTTGAAGGTGTAGCTGCAACAACAAGTGTTGGATCATTATCACCTGCAGATGTAATGGGACTAACAGGAGTTTCTGGAACAACAAGTGTTGGATCAATTACAATGATTGGTAATGTAGTTGTAGAACCAACAGGAGTGTCTGCAACAACAAGCGTTGGATCTGTAACAACATCTGATGTTATAGGAGTAACGGGTCAAGGAATGACATCAGCTGTAGGAAGTTTAACTCCTGCAGATGTAATGGGAGTTTCAACAGCAGGAGTTGCAACAGTAAGTCTTGGTAGTGTAAGTATTTCTTCAAACCCAATTGTAATTCCTACTGGTGTTTCTGCAACAACATCTATTGGATCTGTAACAACTGCAGATGTAATGGGATTAACAGGAGTTTCTATGACAGCTTCTGTAGGTTCTGTAGAGCCACCTGTTGTTATGGGATTAACAGGAAATTCTGTAACTTCTTCAGTTGGAAACTTATTTATTCAAGCATATCAAAATATTGACACTGGATCAAATACATCGTATACAAGTGTTGCAACCGGATCAAATACAAGTTATAGTGACGTTGCATAATTAGGAGATTATATGGCATCAACATACACACCTTTAGGTATAGAACTTCAAGCAACTGGAGAAAATGCCGGAACTTGGGGAACAAAAACTAACACTAACTTATCGGTTATTGAACAAATTTCAGGGGGATACTCTGCACAAGATATAGCAGGTAGCGCAGATACAACAGCTCTTTCAGTTTCTGATGGATCAACTGGTGCTGTTTTAGCTCACAGAATGATTGAGTTCACTGGTACAATTACAGGAAATCAAGTTGTTACAATTCCATTAGATGTACAAAACTTTTATTTTTTAAGAAATTCAACATCAGGTGCATACACAGTACAATTTAAATATGCTTCTGGTTCAGGAGATTCATTTACTTTTTCAGCAACAGACAAAGGTGATCAAATTGTTTTCGCAACAGCAAACGATGGAACTAATCCTGATATAGATACACTAGCAATTGGAACTGGTATAGCAAGTGTAGCTGCAGATACTTCACCACAATTAGGTGGCGATTTAGATACTAACAGTTTTAATATAGCTTTTGATGACGCACACGGAATCAATGATGAAAATGGAAATGAACAAATTGTATTTCAAACAACTACTTCAGCAGTAAATCAATTTGATGTAACAAATGCTGCAACAGGTAATTCGCCAAGTATATCTGCAACAGGTGGCGATACAAATATTGATGTAGCGATTATTCCAAAAGGATCTGGTGAAACTAAAATTGGAACTGGTTCAGCAAACGCAACATTAACATCAAGTGGTGCACACGATTTAATTTTAGATACGAATTCTGGAACTAACTCTGGAACAATTGCAATTACAGATGGAGCTAATGGAGACATAACAATTACTCCAAATGGAACAGGAGATGTTAAAGCCGTTGCTGATACATTAACAGTTGGAGATGCTGCCGCTGCAGCAACGATATCTTCAAATGGTGCAGGAACACTTACACTAACTACAGGTGGTGCATCTGATTTAGTTTTAAACACAAACAGTGGAACCGACTCAGGTAACATAACAATTACTGATGGTTCTAACGGAAATATAACACTTACTCCAGATGGAACAGGAGATGTAGTAGCGTCGGCTGATACTTTAACAGTCGGAGATTCTGGGGCAGCAGCTACTATTAACTCTAATGGGGCTGGAACGCTTACACTAACTACAGGTGGAGCTTCGGACCTAATTTTAAACACAAATGGTGGAACTAGCGCTGGAACAGTTACTCTTACAGATGGTTCAAATGGAGATATGACTTTAGCTCCAGATGGAACTGGTAGAGTTAAAATAACTAATGCTACATCAAGCTCAACACAAATCGCAACTACCGATGGAAAAGGTCTTGTCTTTGCCATGGTTTTCGGGTATTAATATCAAAGGAGAATAAAAAATGGCAACACCGAATCTTGTAAATATAGCAACTATCACACCTAAAAATGCTATGGGCACTTTAGGGGATACTAACAGAACTACTATGATTGACGTTCCTGCAGAAACTGCAGTTAGAATAGATACAATCTTAATCGCAAACATTGATGGTACTAATGCTGCTGACGCAACAGTAGAAATTAGTAACGACAATGGATCAACTTATTATAAAATTGCAAGTACAATATCTGTACCTGCAGATTCAACTTTAGACTTAATTTCAAGACCTATCTACTTAGACGAAACAGATTTAATAGCTATAACTGCTGGCGCTGCTAGTGATTTAGCTTTCCATGTTTCTTATGTAGAAATGGTTGACTAGGAGGATAAATGCCAAGAATAATTAAATCAGCAAAAGGTACTTTCACAGCATCTACAGTTACTATTGATGGATCAGGAAGAGTTATTGCAGCTGCATCTGGATCAGGTGGAGCTAACATGCAATTAGTTAGAGCTACAAAAGGACCTGCTTCAGGTAACTTTGTTGCTAACCCTAACGCATCAAAATTTCAAGCTTACGTTTATGCGCCAGGTGGCGGCGGAGGCGGCGGAGGTGGCCGAAATTCCGGGGGATCTGGTGGAGCTGGTGGATTTGGTTTTTTTAGCGGAGATGTAACAGGTGGAACAACTTATGCATTTGCGATTCCTGCCGGAGGAACAGGTGGGGCTGGCGGCGGAGGTACCGGATCTTCTGGATCTGCTGGATCTGCATGTACTATTGCTAACTTAGTTACTACAAACGGTGGTAATGGCGGTAATGGAGGTTTTCCACAAACTGACCAACCTAACGGAAACTCTGGCACTGATGGATCAGCACCAGGAGCTGAAACGGAAAATTTTACTAGAGGATTTTTATGGGCACCAAGTGATCTTTCACCAACACCTTTAGGAAATGGTGGAAGTGGTGGACCAGGACCAGCTAATGGAACACCTCAAGCAGGAACTGTTGGAGGACCAGGAGGAATAATTCTTTACGAGAATTCACATTAATTATGGCATACGCAATTTTTACTTCAGATAATAATCTTGTACATATCGCTGCAAACGATAGTGATAGAGATGCATTAAACATAATGCAAAGTCTTTGTGTAATAAAAGATATTAGTGATTCTAATTTTACTAAACTTCAACTTAATACTGCAGGTATTACTTATGATGGAACTAATGTTACAATAACTGATTACGATGATGGTTTAACAAGAGCTGCAAATAATCTAAATCGTCAGGTGTCTGATAGTACTAAAGATAAGTTAATTAATTTTGGAGCTCAAGCAGATTTAGATAAATATCTTAAAAACATAACAGATAGATTAGGAGATTTTGTAAGAAACAATTCAAGTAATTCTATGTATACTGTATGTAATAATTATTTAACTTATTTAAATAGTTTAGACACTTCTTCTCTTAGCTATCCTTTAGGAAAAAGTTGGGAACAATATTGTACTGACAATTCTATTTCATTCGTACACCCTTTACAAATACCTTAGAATATAATATACTTTCAATAAATGTTTGAAAGAAATATAGAGTTTATCGCTCCACAAGATTATGTGGATTTAAAAGATAATTATCCAATACCTTGTAAATTACAAATACCTCAATGGTATAAAGATTTAGAACACACTCCACTAGACCTAACTATTAAAGGATGTATGCCTTTTTTAGATACTTTAACTACAGGTTATATTTTAAAAATGCCAATAGATATGTACATTGAACATAATGTGCCTGATCCTAAAGGAACTTTAGCAACAGGAAAAACAGTTGGACTTAGAGGTTTGTTAGGAGATTTGGGAGACGGTTTAAATGTAAATCAACAAGCTAATCAAGACTTTCATCCACTTAAACAAGTCGGAAATAAATGTCCTTTTGGAGCAAAAAATAGTAATTTAGTAATTCATAAAATTAGAAACCCCTGGACAATAAAAACACCTCCTGGGTACTCATGTTTATTTTTACCTCCTATGAATAATGCAGACGATAGGTTTAGTATAATTCCAGGAATAGTAGATACAGATACATTTCCTACAGAAGTAAATTTTCCGTTTATTATGAATGGAGATAAGTATCCTTATCAAAAAACTACTATAAAAGAAGGCACTCCTTATGTTCAAGTAATACCTTTTAAAAAAGAAAGTTGGAAAATGAAAGTAAGGTCTAGACCAAAGAAAGAAGCTGATGCAGCTAAATGGTGGACTACAAGTAAAATAATACATGTTTATAAAACACGTTTTTGGAATAAAATATCATGGAAATAAAAGATAATCTTGTAGATTACATTAGAGTATGGGATGATATATTTCCTAAACAAACATTAACTAACTTTAGAAAAGTTTTAGATGTAACAGAAAAATTTGAAGATGCATCAATAGTAAATGGTGGAAAAGCAACAGTTGATAAAAAACATAGAGATACTTTAGTTTGGCATCCTAGTAATTTAAAAGGTTCTATTACTGAAGCACATTGGACTAATCTTTTATCTTGGGCATTTAAAAAATTATATGAAGACTATTTTCAAGAATTAAAAATTAATCATGGA